GATTTCATATCGGATGTACTGGCACCGATGTCAGAGTACCCCACTCATATCGTGGCGATGGCTAATAAAATCTGCGATGCCAACCCTGATATGAACCGTGAAAAATTCCTGGCTCGCGCTGTCTCTGCATGGGAGGGAGCGCAGCTTGATCGCATGCAGTCAGAGCATGACGACTATGAAATGTCCACCAATATTTGGAGTGCAATGTAATGTCTAAGTATGATGAAGTAACAAAGCAGATCACTGCTCAACTCAAGTCAGGCACCAAGCCTTGGATCAAACCATTCAATGGTAGCGGTAGCTTCATGCCAACCCGCACGACTGGTCAATACTATCGTGGCATCAACGTGCTGCTGCTGTGGTTACAACAGCGCAGCGCACCGATGTGGATGACATATCGGCAGGCCGCTGCTCTTGGTGGACAGGTACGCAAGGGTGAGAAAGGCACAAGCATTTGTTACAGCGCACCAGCCCAGAAAAAAGACAGTGACGAAACCTATCAGGTTATGAAGTGGTACTCTGTATTCAACTGCGATCAGATCGATGGCTTGCCTGACCAATACTATCCAACGGTCACTGGCTTTGCCAACCCTGACAAGCAGCTACCATCAGTCAATGCATTCTTCTCTAACACCAGCGCAGAACTCAAGCATGGCAGCAAGACAGGTGCATTCTATATGCCTAGTCAAGACCGCATCGAGATGCCTGACTTCGATCAGTTCAGATCAGGGCTGGATTATTATTCAACGCTGGCACATGAGCATGTCCATTGGACAGGCCACAAGTCACGCCTTGATCGCACCATGTCACCAAAGAAACGAGAGTATGCCTTTGAGGAATTGATAGCGGAGATGGGAGCCGCATTCCTCATGGCTCACCTCGGACTAGAGCCATCAGTCAGGCCAGATCACACTGACTATCTAGCTAACTGGCTTGATGCTCTTGGTAGTGACAGCAAATTTATATTCCAAGCTGCAAGCGCAGCGTCAAAGGCTGTTGATTACATGATCGACAAGCAGCCAGCAATCCAGACATGGGAGGCAGCGTAATGAATAGGTTCGATGATGTGTATGATACCACCGAGCAGCGCCAGCCCACATATAGCTGGGCGCAATCGGTGGATATCATTAACAAAGTAGTTCATGCATCGCTTGATGAATGCATGTTGTCAGATAAAGACAAGCATATGATTATCTCTGCTTGGTCTACAATACTTAGAGGTGTGTGATAATGACTGATCCTTTAGATAATATTCTCTCTAATGTGTCAGATATAACTGGCGTTAGATTGCATGAACTTATGTCAAGTAGAAAACAACAAGGCATAGTGGATGCTAAACAAATCTATGTATATCTAGCAGTGGAAACCACAAGCAAAAGCTATATCGAAATAGCAAGGGCTATATCAAAAGATCATACAACAGTCATGCATGCATACAAAAAAGCTAAGTATAAAGTTGATGTTGATATGCGCTGGCTTACAAAGCTACGCAGAGTGGTAAAACAAATGAGCTTGCCATTAGTCGTCTAGGTTCTTAACAATCTGAACCACCCTACCAATGATCCGCACATCAGCAAGCCTGACTGTGCGGTTCGCTCTTGCTTGCAAGACAGAGTTAATGCCTTCAACTTTTTTACCCATTTGTAATCGGTCTTCATAAAAGAACAGCACTACATTACTGTCTTCAAATTTCTTTTGCTTTCGTGCAACTACAATATCATTAGGATCTACACCATAGGTTGGTGAATCTCTATTAAATTTATACGCAACTATATCACCTGTTAAATTATACACAGTCACCTGCCCTATATCTTTTTCAAGATGATCCTTCAGCGTGATCGTTCTTGACGCCGCATCCAATGTTGCGTTCTGTGATAGTTGAGGTGCTGATCCCGCTATGTAGCTAAGTTTTCCTATTGTCTTGGACGATGGCACAAACTTACCACCGTTCAGGAATCTTGTTATGTTGCTCGGGCTAGTACCCGCCATCGTTGCCCACTTATTTGCTGACCATTCGCGTGTCTGCATAATCGATCTCATCCATACACGGATTGCTTTAGCTTCGTAGTCTTCCATTCATCGATACCTCCTACTGTATTAATACAGCATGAAACATCAACCGTCATTAGAGCTTAATGCAGTATTGCATTAAGCAGCTACTTGCGCAAGCATGCATTAATGCAGTATGTTAGTCGCATGTTAAGTTATATATCACAGTTAAAAGCAGCGGCAGACGCAGCAAATGTAACAGTATTACAGGCATTTAGAATGTCTGGCGTACCAACCAGCACATACTACCGCACTATCGCTGGGAAAGATCTGCGTTTATCGACTGCTGAAAAGGTACTGGATGCGATCAGAGTTCACGCATTACAGCAAACCCAAGGCAATCAGTAACAATTGGGAGCAATTAGTTACTGGCTTGGTGTCACTGCGCCATGACCGAGGCTGGTCACAAGAAGAATTAGCTGACCGCATTGGCTGTGCTTCTTCACTTGTTCACAAGTGGGAGCAATACAAGCGAGTGCCGTCCAACTTTCTTTTAATCTGTTGGATGGATGCACTTGAAGCGCAAGTCGAAATCAAAACCAAATAAGACAGGCCACTCACAAAAGTGCCAAGGCTGCGGTGACATCACACCTTGGTATGTAATCTATGGGCATGGGGTGTTGGTCTGCGTCTCATGCCATGAGGAAAAACGATGGCAACATCTCAGCGCAATAAAGGAAACTACCACGAAAAGTGGTGGGTCGAATGGCTATCATCGTTCGGTGCCAAAGCGAAAAGGCAACCTCTCAGCGGACAGTTGGGTGGAGAGTTTAGCGGAGACATCCGCATCGAAACCAAAGCCGGAGTTCTGATAGCTGAAAGCAAGTACCAAGCCACAGGTCGTGGCTTCAGCTTCCTATCCAAGACACACAAAGAACAAGAGGCTGACATCTATCTGCTCAAGCAAAAGAGTGGGCCAAACTTTATATGTATTGAAGCCAGCAACCCTATCGCTGGAAAGATAATCGGCTGGCTATCAAGGAGGGACGAAGAATAGCCAGCCGATATCACTATTAGCGGCGATGGGAGACTAACAAGCCGCAATTCATACTGCATTAAAGACTTGCATATTGTCAAACAAATATTAGAATGGTGCATATATGCAGCATTATAAGAACACATCAGATTATATAGAGCGTGCGCTGCTTGGCAGGCCGGAAGGCTATCCAGTGTGGCTGCGCTTCAAGGACTGTCAGCTAATCAATCGATTGCTGGCTGAAGCTGCGGCAAGCAGCGATGACCCAGACGTTCGTAAATTATACGAACGATTCAATAGCCAATACAAGGAGACAACATGACCAATTTGTTTGATCGTATGGGACTTGATCAACCACCTATGCCTACACATCTCTATCGTGCTAACGCACCTATCACTAGCATCGAAGCAGCCGAGAGCATTGATGTTACTCACCTTGAAAAGATCGTGCTTGATGTTGTCAGGTATTACACAAGAGAGGCAGCGTCAGCTTGTTATGATGGCTGCATCTCTGATGATGTGCGCAAGCGTTGCAAGAATGAACATGGCATTGAAAGCTATTCATCTGTCACTGCTAGGTTTGCATCGTTAGAGCGCAAGGGCTTGATCCAATATACTGGTGATAAACAGCCCGGTCTTAGTGGACGCAAGCAAAGAGTAATGATCGCAACAAATGTTTAGTATGATGGCTGACGCTATGCGTCTCGACATAAAGGATCCGCTTGCCAAGTGGTTGCTCGTCACATTGTGTGACTATGCCAATGACCAAGGCGAGTGCTGGCCTAGCACCTTCACCCTTGCCAAACGTACTGGTATGGGGCGGTCAACTGTGGCTAAGAAACTAAATGTTCTGATCGATGGGTATTACATCGAACGCATGCCTACTGCATTCAACTCAAGTACATACCGTGTCTATGTGGGAGACACCGTTGTCTCTGTGGTAGACACCCCTGTCTCTGAGGTGGGCAGTAACCTATCAGTAACCAATCATAAACCAAAGAAGATAGCGATCCCTAATGATTGGATTGCTTCAACTGAATTGCGCGCGGAGATAGATGCGTTGCCAAACATAAAGGAGATAGACCATGACGCTGAACAAATTGAGTTCCGTGAATATTGGCAAGCCGAGGGAAGAAAGTACGTTAGCTGGGATCGTAAATACAAATGGTTCATGCGTGAGTACCGCACCAACAAGCGAGGTTTCATTAACAGCGGGGGCGCAGCGTCAGCTAGAGGTGGGGGATCCAAACAAGGTGTCAGCCAGAGTGAGAGAATGCGCGAGTACCTTGCTTCCTAGTCTGCGAGAAAATCATAGCCAAGACTTTACACTCATGGGCTATTCTGTTGGGCGTGAGGATATAGACAAGCTCCGGTATGCTTTAACTGTAGTCAAGCAAAGCATGGAGCCGCTGCCTCATAAGATGATTGTCCAGCAGATCAAGACGATTGCGCCATTGGTGACGCTTGGTGCTTCGTTCGATGTTGATATGCTCAACGGCAAGACCGAGGCACTAGCAAGAGAATTGTCGCAGTATCCTGCCGATATAGTTGTCTATGCTGTCGATAAGGTTAAGAAGAAAGTAAAGTTCTTCCCATCTTTTGCAGAGTTTGCAGAGATCTGTGAACCTATGGCTGCACCTCGTATTCTTTTGCATAATAAGCTGCATAAATGCATTGATATGCACAGGTAGGTATGCAATAATGCAGTATAAATGAAGGAGTGGACATGGAACGCAAAGGTTTCATCGGAGGTTCTGACCTCTACAATATATTGCGCGGTGACTGGCATGACCTATGGCTAGTCAAGACAGGTCGTAAGCAGCCTGACAATCTCGACCATATCTTCAAGGTCAACCTTGGCAATGTGACTGAGCCATACAATCTGGAATGGCTGTCGAAAGATACTGGTCTTGCAATAGCAGACGAACAGTCGGCTGCAATGTCTACGCTGCTGGGCGTACCATTCAAAGGACAAGCTGATGGCATTGGCACTGACGAGCAGGGCGTTAGATACCTGATCGAGTGCAAGCATACATCGAGCAACAGGTCTATGAACCAGATGCTCGACAGCTACATGCCACAGATACAATTATATATGTGTCTGTTTCAACTGAAGCAGGCATATCTATCGGTCATCTTTGGCAATGAGCATGACTATTGCACAGTAGATTACAGTCAAGATTATCTGCATGCCGTTGTCACTAAGGTGGCAGAGTTCTGGCAGCTAGTTACCTCTGACACTGAGCCTAGCTATGACATGACTACGTTCAAGATTGATTGGTCTGCTATCAACATCAACGGCCTCAAGCTGCGTGATGCCAGCAAAGATAATCACTTCACATCATTAGCCTCTGACTTTGTATCGACTGTTGATACAGCCAAAGAACATGAGGCCATCAAGAAAGAACTGCGCTCTCTCGTTGCTGACGATGAGCGTGAGGTTTTCTGTGACTTACTCACTATCAAACGCGACAAGCGAGGGGCTTGCCGCATCACTGTAAAAGAAGGAGACGCCAACCATGGCTGAAAAAACACAGGCCGCTGCGCCAGCAACCTTTGATGATGCAATGCTTGCATTCCAAAAGCTGCAAGTATCTGCCGTTAAGTCGGGCAAGAACCCGCACTTCAAATCTAATTACGCAACGCTTGAAGAAGTAATCAAGGCTGCGTCACAAGCCAATGAGTTCGGGCTGTACTTTACCCAGCCGCTAGACCTCATCGTGCTTGGCGATCAGATCATTCAAGTAGTGCAGACCACTATCATTCATGCGCCAACAGGAGAGAAGCGGGTTAGCCCCTGCCCTGTGCGCAGCAAAGATCCATCCGATGCTCAGAAGATGGGCAGCGGTATCACCTATGCAAAACGCTATGGCTTACAAGCTGCGTTTGCATTGCCGTCAGCAGATGATGACGGTAACGAAGCGTCT